CATATCCTGGCGATGCTGATACACTAAGTAAAACCAAAGTTTTTGATATGGGTGTAAACAATACTCTTGAATATGGCGGGTATTATTAATTTACAGTATCTAGCTCACTAAAAATTTCTTCTTCTGGCTCTTCCTCCTCCGGAGGTATATCAGCTTCAACAAATTTTGGTATAATAGCAGCCTTTATGTCTATATTAAATTCTTCCCTGCCAATATCTAAAATCATTGTCTCGAAACGTTGTTCAATATATTTTTGAAAAGCTAAAGGTTTAACCCAAAAATCGTCAGAGATTATATCTGTCTTTAGTTCGCTGGCCTTCCTTTCAATTAAATCTATTGCCTCAATTAAGCATAACCACCTAGCATATTCCTCTTTTTTAAGAGTATGGGTTTTCGATTTAGTTTGAATATTTATGACATCGTTCATCTTGTTATATTAGAGGGACTTTTTCATTTCATCAATCTTTTTTTCTAACTGCCGTGCAAAGTTATATCTGCCAGCGTTCGCCAAGACTGTTGGCCCATAGATATACCTCATTTGATTTAATTCATCTTTCTTAAAATATTTTTGTTCAATTACTCCAACAAGTGCGCCAAATGTAAAATTCTGTGTAGTTTGGAATATTTTTTCTACCGCAACGGTTGCAGCTTCCATGTATGATTCAGCAGCAACGGTTTTTTTCCAGTCCCCAGATGTAACTAAGTATTTCTTCAACGAAGCTTGCCTAGGATATATCCAACAACTGCAGCGTAAAAAGGAATGGTATCATATTTTACCTGAGCACCCTCCAGTATTTTAAACATACTGCGTAAAACACCGAATGCCTCTCTTACCGCAACAATTTTTTCTGGAGAACTAATATCGTTTTCTTTTAATTGTATTTTTAATGAATCTTCTAATATGTTAAACAAATTTTCCACAAAGTCTTTTGTATTTTTAGAGACCCCTGTAGATGACGCTAGTGCGTTTTTATATATTTTGAAGGGTAGTAGCCCCTGCTTATAAAAAAAGCCATTGGCCTCTTCTATTACCTTTTTAAGGGGCGTAGGTGTTTCGAACCCTGTAATAGGCGGTATTTGACTTGAAGGCACTTCTATGTAATCCATATATTATGATTTTTGATCTATAATCACTAATGGGTCATGTGTTATAGGTGTTGTGGTTAATACTGTTTTTAAGTTCACCAAGACATTAATTGTTTTTTTGCACCCCGGACATATATAATCATTCCTATCATTTATTACAATAGGCACAAAGCATTTTATATTTCTATCACACGGGCAAATGACCTCAGCACCTTGCTTGCTCAGCTCAGCTTCTCTAGCCAAAAGTATTTTTTCTCCTTCTATCGCAATCCTTTTATTTGTATAGTCGTTATAAAAATAAAAAATTACAAACTGTAGAACTGTAAAAAAGCCAAATGCACTTAAATAGCTAATACCTATATAGGTAGCTGGCCAAGAGAAAATAGCACTAACAGCAGCAGTTATTGCCAAGCTTTTTAAAAGACTTTTAACCATTATATAAGTTTAGTATATAACTAGTTATTTTTCAACTATTTTATTTAGATCATTAGTACAAGAAAAAACTAATTTTTGTATCATATCAATTTTTAAGTTTAATTCCCTTATGGCCTCAATGCTTTCTTTTCTATCTTTAATTACAGGATTAGCCAAGCTAGATAATAAGTGCTTTCTAAAATCTGCACATTTTACAAAAAGGTCGCCTAAAAAATCTAGTATGAGATTTAAAGGGTACGGAAAAGTCTGCTGTTTATCGTGTCTATTACGAAACCTATTGACTATGTCAGCAACAGTTATTACTTCAGGCTGCAAATCTCTTTTTGCTATACCGCTAACCCATTTATTATAAAGCATTTGAGAATCTTCATTTAAAACGCTAGGTCTTTTGCTCATATATATTATTTAATACTCTGAGACTAATAAATAAATAGAATAAATAATATATGAGTCTGTTTGAAAAGAGTTTTTTGAAGTTATTAGAAGCCGATGAAGTTCAACAAAAACAATCTGTCACGGACCAAGAAGCTATGCAGCAACAGCTTGATCCAGGTACAGATCCCAAATCTTTTGATGCTCAAACATTACCACCAGGTATTGATCAGGCGCGCGCATCTCATAATGCTAGTCAGAAGAAAATTTTAGCAACATGGATTCAAAGAGTGGGGGAGTTTATTGAATTTATGAACGGGGTAGGTCAAGAAAGCGTCCAATATCAACTACATAATAGTAGTTGCGATACATTGTTTGAAAGAATTTCTAATAGTGAAAAAAAACGTATTGCTCGTGTTGCTATGGAATTAAGTTCATTAAATGAATCCCTTAAAGGATATTTAATTTCAGGTGACGATAATTAATTTAGCTGAGATAATATCATTGTTCCTTTAAGACCGCTGTAAATATTTTTTTGAATAAAGCTCTCAGGTATTTTATTTATCTTGTAGTACATACACACATCATTAACATCTTTAAACCGCTTTAATTCTTTTGGCCATATAAAAACTTTTTGATCTTGTTTAAGTAAAAAGCTTGTCTTTTTTTTACTGGTAGAATCAAGTCGTTGATTGTCAAGTACCCAAACTATATCAAACCCTATGAACGCCTTTAATTGCTCTTCCTGTTTTGGGGTAAACATTTTACCTCTGCCCTCGTTAATACCTGCAACCGCTATACCGTTAATTAGAAAGCATGCATCTAACGGGCCTTCGGTAATGTAAAGGGTTTTATTATTTTCCTTTACATTATTAATTCCAAATAATGACTTTTCACTATTCTGTTTAGATAGATACTTAGGTATATACCCGCGCTTTGGTTCTATAACAGTACGAGTTTGATAGTGAATTATTTTATTGTTACAATCATAAAAAGGTATAACCAATCTATTCTTATGAACCTTATCAACTAGGCTAATCCAAAACGTTTGCGGCTTGTTTATAGCACACTCTAGGCGCCTTTTACTCAACAAATCTATAGCAGATTGAACAAAAGTACTATCTTTATAATAATCTGTCTGCATTTTGTCTAGTAAATTTATAGCATCGGTTGGAAGGTTTTCTGTGTTTTTAGGAGGTTGAGGCCTATTATCTATTTCTTCGATAATATTTGAACCAGTAAAGTTTCTATTTTCTTTAAGAATATCTGCATACGTTAGTCCAGACAAGGTACTAATCCATTTAATAGGCTTCATGCTAAGCCCACAATTATGACAAAAAATTAAATTGTTTTTAACTACATAGTACAGTCGTCTTTTCTTGCCCCATGATTTTCCCTCTCTACATGAAGGGCAACCGCCTGTATAAATCTTTGATATGCGGTTATATTTCGGATAACCCGCGTACTGATAAAACTTTGTAACGATATAATCTTCGCCTAGCAACATCTCTATATTATAAAAGAAATATAATTAAATTCAATCGTTCTTATTTTTTTAAATCTTCTATACTCACCAATCCTCTACGTATAAAGGTACCACTAGCTGGGTCAATCCAATGACATTCAATATGTAATTTATCACCTACTATTTTTTCAACTAATTTAGGTTTAACCGGTTGGCCGCTTATTGGGCTATTAATTGGTACTGGTCTTACAAAATCCATATTATATTTATTAATCCTTTGTGGTCTTACCAGCTGGTTTTTTATGTGTTTGTTCGTATTGCTGCTTACAAACAGTATAAACATCTCTTGGAAGCACCTCAACTATAACTAATATCTTTTGTTTCAACCCAACTTTAAAAGATTTATCTGGCACATAGCGTTTAAGCATTTTAGGTAAACTTAAAAATATGTGTAAATCGTCTTTAGTTTCCATGTAAACAAGAAATTCGCCTATATATTGACCTGAGTTTACAGCGTAAATCCCTCTTGGCTTAGGTGTTTTATTGCTGAAGAAAAACATTTCTAGAAAACTCCTCTACATCTCTTTCCACCGATGATACAGCAGATGGCAATTCTAAATTATATGATTTTATTTTTTCTGTACTTAAAATACAATTACTGCGTTGTGCGACTATTTGTAATTTTGAAAGATCTACAAATTCCCAATTTGGATTTACTACATTATTCTTTTTCATTATTTCTATAATTTCCTTTGCGTCTAGTGCCCCTTCGTTAACTACATTAATAGGCCCAGCAGGTATTTGTCTATATAAAAATAAAAACCTAAATATAAAATTATTCAAATCAGTTATACTAGTGAGACTGTTTTTATAACTAATCAAATTTTTATACTTGTAAATTTTATTTAAATAATTTTTCCCTGATACAGACCCTTCAAACGGCATCCGAATACGTAAAATATAACCATAACAATTTTGAAATATAGTTTCACACGCGTGTTTAGATTTACTGTAAAAACTACTACCGTCATTATATAGCCCAAAATTAGGCTCATCATTTTCTGTAAAGATCTTTTCATAACCTGTATATATACAACCGCTACTAACCTGTATAGTAGGTATAGAAAACATATTTGACGATAGTACTACATTTCTCGGCACTATTACATTCCAAAACCAACAATCTTGCTTATTTTTTTCGCACGCGTCGACGTTTGGAACGCCTGTATAACCCGAACAGTTAATAACAACTTCATACCTATCTAGTCGCTCACTTAAAAACTTTTGCAAAACTAATGGAGATGTATAATCTAATTCACTTTTTTTAAAAGCATCTACTCCTACACCGTTAGCATCAAAAAACGCTTTTAGTCTCGTACCAATATATCCTTTACCCAGCAATAAAATTTGCTTCATTTACCTTCATCAGGAGAATGCTTTTCAGCAGCACTAAAAATAAATCTATTAATTGCCGCTGATAGAGCATCCGCGTCCATTTGATTTTTTGCATGAATACAGCTTATAGGCGCTCCATTCATATCATAACCTAAAATCAAAAAGGCACCAAGGTATTCCGAAACTAGTGTTGCAAGATTGTGCATGTTCTTACTTTTTTCAACTTTAACATTTGAATGTTGAACCATGTAATCTTGTAGCGCAGAACGAAGCAAATCATCGATTTGTTTTTTGTCTATTTTTTCAAGTTTCTGTGAATTATTGTTAGAATTCTTCATATTATTAGAATTATCCTTGTCCCGCTTGTTGGGGTTTTTCACCTATATATTTAGGTCTCTTTACATAATAAGGGCTCTGTTGCGACTTATTATTTACCCCTCGTTCCAATAGATACCTAATAATAACTTCAATGCTGTCAGTTCTAATACTATAGTTTTTTACAATCTGTATCCCCCCGTCATTAAGCTCAAACATAATTTCATTTAAAAAATCTTTATTTTGAAAACAGGTAACAAATACGCTCGAACCACCTGGATCTACTAGTATTGTCCATCTACGCGGGTCATGATCACCATAACCATTGAAGATTCTTAGCACAATAAAGCCGTTATCGCGTAGACGCTTCATAAAGTAACTAGGTGTTGTAATTTTATTTTTTGGCTGTTTCACTTGATTAAAGAAGAAGCAATATAACGTGTTTTAACAGGGCCATCCATAATTTGAAAAAGGATAACACCAAGTTTTGGATTAATTTTACACTCTAACTGCTTTACTCTCACACTACTAATTATACGGATTGTTTCAAAGTTCAAGCAAATATTCTGTAGCTCTGGCCCAGTATAGTCACATAACGGTATAGATAAACTATCTACATTATGTCGCGACCTATCAGTTAAATCCCCGAAAATTTTACCGTTTTGAGAGTATACATATAATTTATTACTCTCTGTTGCAAACGTACTACCTTTAAGTAGTTCAATGAGTGATTTGTATTGAATATTAAAAGTTATAGGAAATTGAAGCCCTGTGATTTTTGCAGCATCAATTTTTGGTACTGTAATAATACCATCCTCTAAAAGATGATATTTAAATTTTATTTCTTGTCCAGTGTATGAAAGATTGTTCTTGTCTACAGCCAGTGTGAAGCTTTCATTACCTATGCACTCAAATGCTTTTATAACTTTTTTTACATCAGAAATATTTAATTTTAAAGGTATGTCAATATCTAAATTTAACAAATACTGAGTATTCAGGATAACTGATGCGTCGGACGTACAGGTTGTACAGTTAAAGCCATTATCATTAATTTCAATAACACAGCTATCATTTATTTTACTAATAGGGTTTAAAAATCCAGATACTAAAAGTTTTTTATCTGGGATATCAATATTCACATTGTAATTATAATATTATTGTATAAGAATGCAATTAAGTTTTAAGCAAATCAATTATATGATTTAATTTATCTAAAATTCTATCTAGTTTATCATTAACCATTGTTGGGGTAATGGGTTTATTAAAATCAAATACTAGCTGATTAGGATCTTCTTCCGGGGTGGCAGGTGAAAGTTGAATAGTAGATCTGTGCTCAATGTTTAAACCTGCATTAACTGCAGTTGCAATGGGCGGTACATATGGCTGAGATACAATTTGCGGAGAAGGTTGAGGCTGAACGTGTTGTGTAGCATTAAAAACGTTTTTAAGATCTGTTTTCATGCCTTTAATGTTAGTAGAACTACCTACTACATTTTGATCAATTTGCTTTAATTCGGCTAGCGTAGCACCAAGTAATGCCATTACAGCATGTTTTGCCTGCTCACTATTTGGATCTAGAGGTACTAGAGCTTCAGACATTAATTATCAAGACCAGCCAGCAAACTCTTTACAGTCTCATCTTCTAGTACATCCTCACTTGCGGGCACTGGGTCAGTCTCCGTATTTTTTACAGCTTTAGTAGAAGCTTTTACCGCAGGGGCAGCTTCAGAAGAGCAATAAAAGTGTTCATCTAGCATTTGCTTAAGCTCGTCGTAACTCTTAACTGTAAACACTGATTCAAGATCGTAAATATTATTATAAACACTATCAATCTTGCTTTTATCTAGACCCTCTACAGCCTTAGGCATCATAAATTTACTACTTACATATGTAGGGTAATCACCTTGCTGCTCAACCTTAATTTTAAGATTGCATCCCTTATCACTTAGGTCAAAAATTCTTGCACCAAGATCTTCAGACCCCTCGCCTTCAATAGCGTCCATGATAATTTTATGTAGCTGCTTGCCGTAGCGAATAATCATGGTTTTACCGTTGTTTTCGCTATTTACCGGATCATTAACTACATATGCATTAACAAGCCATTTTTCGGTACGGAGAACTCCTTTAGCCTTATTTTTTTCTTCCTCTGTACCAGCCCTTAGCAGTCTATATCGAGTTTCTGCAATAGGGTCTTTTGCACCAAACGTCGTAGGGCTAACAGCCGCAACATATTGTCCCGTACAAAAACTTGTCCATCCAAAAGTGTAGTAGTGAAAGAAGGTTTTAGCCGGATCTTTAATATTAGGGATCAAACGAACGGTATACGTATTGCCAACTTCAAGTTTTAAAATATCTTTATTTCGCGACTGTGAAGGGGTTTTAGCGAGAGCGCTTTTTATACTCTCAAACATCGAATTAGTAATTGTACTCATATTGTTATAATAATGACTTTCTTATATTAATCAACTGGTATTCTTTATTATTTTTTTTAAGCCTAGAGCGGCTAATTTTTTTGCTAAATTGCTATTTAAATATTTTGTTCTATAGACTGGTACTAGGTCGAATACTTCGCCTAGTGTAAAACGAAGCAGGTCTGGATCGTTTTGTATAAATGCTTTCTCAAAGGTATCAAAAGCAAACAAATTGTATATACTAATTCTGTGTTCCTTTAAATGAACAATAAAGATATTCTGTATGCCGTCTTTAAAGTTGGGATAGTCTTCAACAGCTATATTTTTTTCGATACAAAATCTTTTAATAAATTTTAAGCCTGAAGCTATTTTTTCCAAATGATATTTGTCATCTGGTGATAGATTCATTTTCTTTTTTATAGCAAGCGTATATACTTTGATTGCTTTTTGTGATGAATAAAACCCAATATCAAAACCGCTTTCACCAGGATATACGGTGTAAGGTGCATTGAAAAATTCATTAATATCAATACCACTATTACGTAAAAAAAAGTTTTTTAATCTTAATACATGAGGATATGCTTCAGTGCTCTCAAAACCATGCCACTGCTTACGAAGTCTATAGGGTAACCCGCTTTGCGATCTAGAAATCTTAAGAAAAGTATTATAAATTATTTTTTCCGAAATCATTTTTTACGGTTATTAAGATACTTCATAATATATTTGCTCTTACATAGAGATGGATCAAACTCTAAGAAGATTCTAACCGCTAAAACATCATCTTCAACATCAATCATAGATTTAAAGAAATTTTTAACATTGTTATTTTGAAGATATAAAAGCAGAATATTTGCGAGATTGTATTTTTTGTTAAACGCTATACAAACATAGCTACAAAAACATCGGAATAAATGATCTGTCTCCTCACGATGTATGTTGTGGAAATTCATATAACTTCAAAGATTTACTAAAATTTATAAAGGTGTCATTCAAAATCCCGCCTGCTGCGTCTTCATGGCCTCCACCATCCGACAAAATACTTGCCAATTGATTTAGCTTTACTGTGCAAGCTCGTGATTTTCTATAGCTAACTCTGTTGGTTTTAAGGTTGACAACAATACATATATCCGCCTTATAGTCAGAAATTATATAATCCGCAATATCATTTATTCCAAAATCTGCAAATGTGCTAAAAATCTTATAAGTTTTACCCCCTACATTATACTCACCGTAATATACTTGTAAGTCCCTTATAGTTTCATTTAAACGTTTTTTGTAAAATGTAATTATATTTTTTTGAAAACTATTAAAACCTTTATAACCGCTATTAAATTCGTCATAAAATTTTGCGACTCTATCCCCTTGATAACTCCAGAAAAGATAATTTAAATTTCTGGAAAATGGAATCTGAAAAGTGTAGCTATCATAATCGCTCGCAGCTAATAATAATAATTTTTGCTCTGTAGACAAAAACTCTTTTTGCTCTATAGTTTTAAGACTTTTGTATAAAAGCATTGCCGTGCTTTGACTGTCTTCAAAATAAACTCTAGCCCTCTTATAATTGTGTTTATTATCAATAGACTCTTGATGATGATCTACTAAAGTAACATTAGAAAAATCAAACAATTCATAGTGATTGCCTACATTAAGATCAAATACATAAATTTTTTCAAAAAGCTCTATATTTTTTAAAATACTATTTTTCCAGAAACTAATAAAATCAGATTGGGATAATGCTTTTACTGGTACCCTTTTGTGTTTGTACCAGCAGAGGATACAATATGATGCAGCCCCGTCTATGTCTGCGTGCACCAAACAAATACTTTTTTTATCATTCATGAATCACTAAGAGATGTTAACGTCTTCGAGAATTGCATTGCTTCATCACTTTCGTTAATAGTATCATCTTCACTAATAATGAGAGTATTATAATCTATCTTTAATGCTATACTACCAAAGTTAGGGCCAAATCGATTTTTTGTCATCCCTATATTAATAATACCTAGCTCCTTGTCTTCGTCTTTTTGCCATATAGAAATAATAGCATCGGAGGTTGTTGCTAAACCAATACTCTCGGAAATTGTTTCAAGCCCGGGATTATCCATATTATAGCCTGACCTATTAAGCTGTGTTGCAGATACAATAGGACAATTTAATTCATAACTAATAGCTCGTACCTGTTGTGCACTATACAGAACTCTCTCATAGCTATTATTGCCAATCGGACTATGTAATAGGTTTAAATAATCAAGTACAACTAAATCAATCTTAATACCCTTTTGTACTAATTTTTTAACGAATCCTTTTAATTGATGTGGAGTTAAGGTTGAAGGTGGAAATTCTTTTACAATAATCTTTGCTTTGTTACCTTTAGCGATTTCATTAATCTGCTGTCGTAAAACTTCTGATTCTTCCCTCAAATGACTTAGAGGAATGGTTGTGATAGCTGAGGACAATCTACGAGCGTACATCATTTCACTCATTTCGAGAGAAATCAACAATACATTTTTACCTTGTTTTGCTACGTTTGCAGCTATATTGCCTAAAAAAATACTTTTACCTACGTTCGTTTCACCTGCAAAAACATACATAGCTCTACCGTTCTCATGAAACCCGCCACCCAACTTATGATCGAGCCATTTCCAACCAGATTTAATACAGGGTTCTTCCCTATGCAAATCCTCAATAAACCTATCTATATCGCTAAAAATCTCTATACCCATGTGTTGAGATAGATTAATACTGACTGCCTTCTCAATTTTTTGTAAAAGGTCAGCCGTATTAAGCTGCTTACTATCTAGTTTTTCAGCAGCATCGAGCATAGCACCGTATACTGCCTTTTCTTTTAAAAACAATTCTGTATTTTCTGTAAGTTCAGATTTACTAAACTTTTTATCCATATCTACAAACGAGTTAACAAGTTTTTTAAATGATTCTCTAGATTCATCTGTTGTTAGGTATGCCTTTATTTCAGTATTTGTAGGAACTGTGCCATTTTTTCTAAAAAAATTAAGAATAATAGTAATTAAGTTTTTTATATCAATATTTTTAAAAAATTTAATATCAAGAAAATCGATAATAGAGGCTAGGTAGACTGGATCGACTAAGCAATTATATGCAATAATAGTTTCATAAAAATCTAAATCTAGATTTTTCGGCTTATTATGATTGCCATTTTCTTTTGAAATATTCATTGCTCCTATTCCATTCTGGGTTATTAATATCCATTAAACCCGGGCTTTTGTGGTTGATTAAGAAAGGCCATACACCTAGTTTAAGCTTATTCTTGTTGCAAGTCAAGCTAAAATCAATATCGTAATGATGCCAGAGAAAAGTTTCATCAAATCTGGCTTTTGTTGGTCTAACTCGTCTTATATTGACGGCTAAAAATACTCCATCTAAAACTGCTACCCGGGCTGGTGATGGGCCAAATGTAGTTATAAGTAATGTATCGTCTTTATAAGCATGGCCGGCAAATCCCCGCTGCTCACCCCGGGGCATCATCCAATGCCATAGGTTCTTTTCACCTATAACGGGGTTTAAACCGCCTGCAACCCCCGCAACATCGTATTCATCCAATGCTTGTGATATAGTTTTTAAATTA